ATACTGATCTGAAAAACCGGGCGATCAATACCCTTATTCGATTGCGTCTGTCCCGTGTAGACCGGCTGATGCACGTTTCGCAGCATCCATGTTACAAACTTGGATTGCGTCGCAAAGTTCCGGTTAAACGCGGCGTAGACCGGCACGGGCGCGACAATCTGCGCCAGTTGGTACTGAATCGCCTTACCGTAGTCGACCGGGTTAAGTTGGACAGCCATTAGACGCTAGTAACTGGATCGGTTCTGTAGCACATCAGCGTTACCCACTGGCGATCATTTGATTCGCGTACATCGGTGATCCGCCAATCCTTATCGCGCCAAGTGAGCGAATACAGATGCTGGTTATCCACAATGTTTCGCGTTGCCGGTGTGTAGTTGATGCGGAAGTTCGTTAGGTCTTGGTAAACGCGGTACTTCTCGGAAATACGCACGCTGTTTGCCACATCATGCACCAGCGCCCGCGTTTTGAATAGTAGCGTTTGCGCTGTCGTTTGCTCGCCGAAATCCGACTTGCCAAACGTCAATGAGTTAATGCTGATGTTTTCGTAACGGGCGATTCCCATTTACATCACCAGTGGCTTGTACGGGCGCAGCAATTGCGCAAAGCCGAAGGGAATTTCGTGCATGATCCCCTCGGTTGTATTGCTGCGGTTGTTGTATAAATGCGTGAACAACAATAGCGCCGCTTGCTTGATGACCGGGTACGTCGCTAGTACGTTTCCGACAACGCTATATTCCACGACAATCGGCGCAGTCATCGTCGTATTGATCGTGGTTGGCAGCGACTGAATAATCAGTTTGTTCCCGCTTGGATCGTATTGGTACTCGCTCGCGGCAATCTCAACCAATACAGCCGGTGCGCTGCTGTTGTAGTAAGCCACCTTGTCGATACTCAATGCCGGTTCTACCGAATACAAATTCTGGCTTACTTCGGGCAAATCTAGGCAAGTCGGGCTAGCAATCAGGCTTTCCGCGCCGTACCAAACTCGATACGTGACCGGGAAAATTGCCATCCCTAGATAATCTTCGACCGCCTGCCTTACCGCGACTTCCAGCGATTGCAGGTACTGATCCTGCGATTCGTCTTGGTAAAGGTTAATCTGCTGCGCAATTTCCTCAAGCGTAAGCCACGGCGTCACTACATCACGATTGATCTGCTCAACCTTGACGTAATTAAACGGATTGCGGGACACGCCCGCAAACGGATAGCCTACGTTATCTTGCACCGGCATTTTCTACACCTTATGCTGCGCTCATACGGACGCCAGCGAACGGGTCGCGGACAGTGCTTACAACACGTTTTTCTGCGTACATGGTCACAAAACCGGGCGCGGTTTGTTCGTACATCTGGACGTTAAATTCCTCGGTATCGCCAATCGTAAGGAAACGCGACCAATTCGCCAGATACATCGGAAACGCTGTGGACAGGTACGGATTCGGCACGACCGGCCAGCCAAACACCCGACCAACAGCCGCGCCATCCGAATCACCAATTTCGAGGAATAGCGGCAAGCCCTGCAAATCCTTGAGTTCGCGCAGCGCCAAAATCATCGCGGGCGACATATGCCACGCCGTTCCCGGCAGTGACCAGTATTGCGCGGGCAGTGCGTTCGCCATGTCTACAACCTTGTTGTAAGTCACAGCCGATCCGCCTAGCGACACGGTAGCCAGTTGATGCCGTCCGTTAGTGATAGCCGTACCGCTTGTACCGTAGGCAGCGGCAGCGCCGCCCGGATAAGAATCCAGACCGCGCAAGCCATTTGTTGCGCCGGTTGCCGTGGTGGTCGATCCAGCCTGATCGTTGTTCAACACCATCGACTGCCCTTCCAGTTGCGAGAATTCCAGCATCAAATCCTCAACCAGTGTCTCGGGCAAGTTATTAACGTCAGACAATACAGCCGTGCGGATCGGCAATTGAGCGACCAAAACGCGCACCGGCAATTGCCAAATGGTCGTGTCTACGTTGGGGCTTCCGCTGTTGGGCGTGAAGGTATAGCCCCAAGGATTCGTACTATTTGCAGCGTTACCGACCTTAGCGACAAACTGCGCGTCCGATCCGTCAACCACGATTTGCCGCGATCCCTGTCGCAGCGGGTTTGCATATCGCAGCGCAGCGAATGCATCATCAAACACCACATTACCACCGACACCCGATCCCGAGCCGGTAATAGCCGACGCTTCGCGCAAATTGATCGTTTGCTTTCCGCCTTCAGTAATGGCGCGGCGGATACCGTCTAGGATTTTTTCAGTAACAGTGGTCATGTTTTTTTCCTAACTAGAAAAATGGGCGGGACCGAAGCCCCGCCCACTGACTTACGCAGCGGTTGCAGTCGAACGATAGCGCACGCCCGCGAACGGATCGCGCACGCTGGTTGCCAGACGCTTCTCGCCGTAGAACGTGATGTAACCCGGCAGGGTTTGGTCATAGCGGCGCATAACCATATTGAGGCGATCAATAATGGTGTGATAACGCGACCAATCCGCGAAATACATCGGGTACAGGCTAGTCGTTGCAGGAGTGCCCGCGCCGGTCGGCGAATCAACGTACTTGTTGACCACCACATCAAAGCCGAGCAGTTGACCGACGATACCGGGGTACTCGCCCGGGTGCATACGCTCGAAAATCGGCGTGTTGTTATCGTCTTTCAGACCGCGAATAGCGGACAGCATCAGCGGGTTAATCATAAACCGCGCATTCGGCGTCCAGTATTGTTGCGGCAGCGAGTGGATGAACGTAATCAGGTCTTCATACGTTACGTTATTCGCAGTGCCTGCGGCGTTAGTGGTCAACTGGTCATAGGTCGCCAGATCGTGCAGACCGGTATTGCTACCAGTGCCCGAAGTGCCGAATGCAGACGTAGAACAAGTGCCGCCCGTGTAGACAGCATTTGCGCCGCCGTACTGATCCAGACCGCGCAGACCATCAGCACCGCCAGTGGTCACAGTCGAGCCAGTGCCGGTTTGATCGTTGTTAGCGATCATCGACAGACCTTCCTGCTGCGAGAATTCCATCAGCATATCGTCAACGACGTTTGCTTCCAGACCATCAATGTCATCCAAAGCCGCCGTGCGGATCGGGAATTGGACGTTAATGTCCTTCAGCACCAGTTGCCAAATGGAAGTGTTTTCAGTGGTCGGCGCGCCGTTGTTCTGAATGTCGTAACCCCACTGAGCGCCAGCGTTGCCGGTTTTCACGCGGAATTGATACGACGATCCTTCAGTTGCCACGGTACGCGACACGCCGCGCAGCGGGTTTGCCAGACGCAGTGCAACAAACACCGGGTCATACGCAGTGCGACCGCCCTTGCCGTCACCACCGGCAGTAAGTGCCGATGCTTCCGTCAGGTACGCTTGATACTGCGATTCGTCGGCGAACATTTGCAGTTCTTTTTCGACTTGCTTGCCGCCTTGGTAAAACTTGCTCAGTTGTTCGCGGACGTTACGGTTAACGTCTTGGCGCACAGTGCGAGCGATCGGGCGGATAATTTCCGGGGCTTGCACCGTGGCAATTTTTGCCTCAAGCGCCGCCAGTTTTTCCGACATTTCGCCTTTGACAGCCTCGGCAACATTTGCCGCTTCCGCCTTGGCGGTTTCGATTACGGACGCTTCGATCGCATCCAGTTTTTCGATGATTTCCTTCATTTTTTCAGCCTCTTAGAAAGTAGTTTGACAAGTTCCCGCTGCTCTAGAGCCGCAAGGATTTCTTTGGTCGCTTCCGCTTCGGCGTCACGCTGAATCGGCGCATTTTCAATAGACTTTTCTGCAACATCACGCTGCGTCAAAATCTGTTTGAAGGTCGATGCGGCAGCGACCGCATCTTTTTTGGACAGCCCAACATCGCGCAAGGCTTTTTCCAAAATCTTTAGATCGCAAGTGCCATCGGGTCGGAAAAACTCCAACCGCTGCACGTTTGCCTCCGGGTTATTTGGGTGCATGACGATGGACACTTCAGCCAGACCGCCGTTAGTGATCTGGAAATAACCTTCGTCTTCGTCATCATCGTCCATCGGATCGCCAGACTCATTCACCCACGAATATTCGTTAGCGAATGCGCCGACAGACACGCCGCCAAACATATTCGGCGATTCGGTCATCACTTGATAAAGATCGCTGCCTTGCGTAGTGTTGACGTAAAGCCTGCCTGCCGCAGTCATGCCTTTATCGTCAAACTCAAACGTGGTCCATTCACCAACCGGGATAGCCCCGTCTTGATGATTGACATACATTGGAAGTGGTCGCCCTGATTTGCTGAATTCGTCCGCCCATTTGGCGAATCCTTCGGGCTTGTAAAAGAATTTCCGACCGTCTGCGCCTTCGCGCGCGCCCCACGTAGTGACGCGGGCTTCAATCTTGCCGGTGGGTTCTTGGTCTGCCGCGTTTGCGCTTTCCAGCGTCATCCGCGCTTCGCAAACCACCTTCATCTGTTTGGTCATGGATCACCTCGGTTTTTGACAAGTCAATATCCTTTATTTTCGGTGGTCGCCCGCGTTTCGGGCGTGGCTTGTCGTGTGGCGTATAGGTTGCCAAAGATGCTACCACTATCTTAAAAATCAGGGACACTTTTTTAATTAGGCTACATCGAAACCTAAATTCCCGCCAGTTTAGGTAGTCCCGATTTTCATTTTCCGGGTTTGATTCCCGCCGCCGCCGCCCGTATCCTGCGGGCTTGTGCCGCCAATATCCCCGGTTGTAGTGCTACCGCCGCCCGATCTTCCCATAACCAAAAGATCGTCTGCATCTTCGTGGGCGGGCATTCCCAGATATTCACGGGCTTCGTTGGGCGTCATAATCGCCCGCTGCACCGCCGCTACAACGTAATTCATTTGGTCTAGCGGCGCGCCTTTTAGGAAATTCTGCGTGTCAAACTCAACGCACAGATTTGGGTAGCCCGGGAATAGATGTTGCTTCAGTTTCTGCTGCACGTTAACAATAATCGGGTACATGGTGGATTTATAGAATTCATCCAGCATAGTCTGAGTATTGTTGTATTTCTGGTCCGCAATGCCGATCATCGCGGGCGGCACGCCAAACAGCCCGCAAATCCGCTTCATGGTCTGCACTTTCAGCGTTGCGGCGTCGGTATCCTGTAGCGTAAGCATTTCCAAAGGCGTATATTTCATGCCTTGATCCAAGAGCATGCCCTGCCCCGCCTTGGACGGGTCGGATTGCTTTGAGCCGGTCATTTGATTCCATGCTTCTTTGAGACGGCTTGCGATTTCCTTGTATTTGCCATCTGGAATGACCTGCTCGGTCGTGAACATGCCGGACGGCTTCGCGCCGTTTTGCATCACAAAGTTCGCATATAGGTCAATATCGGAATCCAAACCGACCAATTCGGTCGCAGCAATAGCCTTGTTCCAGCCTGCCGAGCCTTGCCATGCCATTTCTTTGCAATGCATGACCTGATGCGCCGCCAACTGCTGATCTTTGGCGAATCCGTACATCGGCGTCGACAAACGGTAGGACGGGTAACGGGTCGGCGTGACAGTCGTTGCAATTAGCGTACTGTCCAAGATATACATCTCCAGCGGCGTCTGCGTCGGGTTTTCCTGATCCTTGCGCCACCACAGGGTAAACGATTCGCCGGTCAGTTCGTACCACATCAGCCACTGATACCAGAATTCGTATTGACTCTGAAAATTGTTGGGGTTGGTCAACAATCCGTAGACTTGCTTCGCCTTGGCAGCATCGCGCGAGCCGACCTTTTTGCTTTTCAGCGCATCGACGGCTGTTCCATCGTCCGTCTGCGCCATGATCTTAATTGGCAGTTGAGACAGCGCCCGGGCTTTTGCGCTTACGCACGCGACCACGGTGCTATTGCGTTGCAGCGTGCCAATATCAACCGGTCGCCCCGCCTGCGTCGTGCTGGCAGTCGTAACGTACAGGATTTGGGTGCTTACGGTCGGGTGCGGCTGTCCACCCTGATAAATAATGTTGTTACCTAGCGCCGTTTGACCGAATAGCGTGTTTGCTTCTTTGGGTGCGGGCGTTTTCCGCTTAAAAATGTCCAAAATCGCCATAATTGCACCCCTTTTCAAAAGGTTCTGAAGCCGAATCCACTCATCGCAGGATTGTCTAAAGAGCAATGCATGGCGATGATTAGACTAATAATACCATCAACTTTCGCACTTTTGTCCGCTTCATTCTTGCGAATTTTGATGTTTCCGTTCACATCTTCATAGACTTCGCAGTTCCCGAGTTGCCAGCCCACAAACGGGTTTCCATCGTGCCTGATGGAGTAGTTCATTATTAAGCGTTCTACGTGTTTCGACGGGTTCGACAATACCGCCATGCCCTGCCCCACCTTTTTAACTGGTAGACCAGCCTCATGTAAGCGTGCGACAAGGCTAGCCGCGTTGTAAGCATCAAACCCGATTTCTTTGACGTCATATTTAGCGCACTGACTAATGATGTAGTCTGAAATTTCCCGGTCATCCATTACGTTTCCTTCCGTAATGTGTAGGATTCCCGATTGCCGCGCCAGCCGGAAAATGTCCGAATAATGCTTAGGAATTAGGCTGTAGCCGTCTTCCGGCAGGAAAAACTTGAATTCCGCTTCATAATCCGCTTCCCCGTACCGCTTCAGCGTACAGACTGCGTTTAGGTCGCGGGTTGCCGCCAAGTCAAAGCCAATAAACACCGAATCCGGCTGTTCTTCCCGGGGTTGTATGGCGGCTTTTGAATCGTCCCAATAGGCGCGATCTACCCACGCCGTATTAGCACTGACG